GTTCTATTCCTTCTTTTTTAAGAATATACAAATAATCTTCAGCCTCGCCTAATGATATTGTATAAAAATTAGCTACATACTGTAGCAATGAATTACTAGGCTTCTTTTTAGAAGATTTAATGTACTTGAGGAAAACATTCTTTTTAGGTAACATGGAGCAATAGTATTTGTAAGTTTTTTCTTTATCAGGATAAGGGATTCTTTGGCCATAATTTGCGACCTCAGTGTATCCTTCATACATACTTACAAATCTATGAACCATGTAAGAATTGAATGATTCTCGCTGATCCTCTGTAAAAGAAGCCCAGGGTGTTTTGTTAGTAGTAATTTCTTTTAGCCAATCAAATATTGTCACCGCCGTATTCTTTTCTCAATTCCTTAGGTAAAGTTTCAATTAGAATCTCTCCACTTTCCACATCATAAAATACAGGAATAGGAATAAGAGCATCTTCATCAGCACCAACTACAAAACGAGACACTTTACGAAGAATTACTCCTTGACTCCAAATTTTACCTCCTGATGGAGTTTCTACTGATGTTGTCTTTGACAAATCAAGATTAATGTTCATTTGATTATTTTTCATTTTCTTTATGTTTTTTCCATTCTAAATAAAATCCAACACCAACTAATAAATTCATACCTAATGATGCTGCTATTTCTTTTATATCTTCATACACATTCATAGTTAGGTGAACATGACCTACCATCCAAAAAGGTATAGATAAGTTACTTGCTACCCAAAGTATAAAAAAGTGTATAAATTTTTTCATATTACTCTTTTACTTAAAGTTAATGATAAAATCCTAGAAAGCAAAGCCATTGCGTTTATTTCTTTATCAATCCTAAAATTGGAATGGTATTGGTATTCTTCAATATAAATAATTACTTCACCCATACTAGTAGGAGCATATTTATCTACATTATCAAATAAAAATCTAAATAGATCCTCAAAATCATTAGCACCAGAATCAGCTATAATCTGTCTAATGTTATTAAACGATTTAGATGTTGGTTTGCATAATTCCATGAGTATTTGATTTTTGTAGTTACTAGACACTAATATGTTTTTATCAATAACTACCTCATCACCCGCTACACCCATTTGTAGTGTGTTAAGCATTTTACGTAGGTCAGGATAAAATTGATTAATAACTAACTTTAAATCATCAGCCCCCATTCCAACATCTTCTTTTTTAAGAATGTCTATGATGTGGTAAGCAATATCTTGTTTAGATGGAGGTACAATTTTAAGTACCTGGCAGCGTGATTGAAGAGGATCAATAATACGCTCAATGTAGTTACAAGTCAAGATAAACCTTGTAGTGCGAGCAAATGTCTCAATAATGTTTCTTAATGACGCTTGTGCTTGAATTGTAAGAAAATCTGCTTCATCCAAGATAACAACTTTAAGAGGCTTAAATGATGCCACAGACGAGAAGCCCTGGACCTTATCCCTAATAGTATCAATACCACGTTCATCGGAAGCGTTAATATAGAGATAATCGCAATTAAGATTATTAACAATAAGTTTAGCAAGAGTAGTTTTACCGGTACCAGCGGGACCATAGAAAATAAAATTTTGAATATCATTCTGTTCGAGGTACTTCGAAATAGTACCTTTAATTTGTTCGTTTCCTACATATGTAGAAAGATTTTGAGAACGATATTTTTCAACCCATAGGGTATGTTGTTTAGTAGTCGCCATATATATTGTAACGTTTAGGTTCTGGTTCTTTAATTTCCACTTCTGTATTTAATATAGCATATAATTTACCCTCTTCCAAACCTAGTCTGAAGGCTTTAGGTTTAATTGTAGCTATTTGATACCAAGCTTCTAAGGCATCTGTTATAGATTTTTGAACCTCATTAACATTACTTACCTTCCAGTTATCACCTGGTGGTACACGATAAGCGATTTCAATTAGTTTTTCTTGTATTTCTGTTTTGCTCATAACTTGATTGATTTTTTCATGTAAGGCAGTAGACTATAATAAGGATAATTTACTGTTGTAGTTTCGTTGTGTTTAGATAATCCAAAATATAGATTATGATCATCACTAACAGCATCAGGTACAAAATATACTTTTACAATTGTATACTCTATAGCACCTATATAAATGGTTTTTCCTATTAAGTCTACTGCGTCTTGCATGTTGTTAAATTTACATCATTCCCATCATACCTCCAAGCCCATCGTCATTCTTGTTTTCTTCGGGCTTGTCAACTACAACAGCTTCTGTTAATAAAATAGTACCTGCTACTGAAGCAGCGTTTTCAAGTGCAGTACGAGTTACTTTAGATGGATCAATGATACCAAGTTCTCTCATATCATCAAAATCTTCTTCCATTAAGTTAAAACCCCACCAATAATCACCACCTGTTGCTCCTGACAATGCGTTGTAAATGTCTTCTAATTCATAACCAGCGTTTGACAGAATTTTCTTAAATGGTTCAGCACAGGCATTATAAACAATTCTACCACCAATACTGTTAAGATCACTAATACCGTTACGAGCATGTAACAAAGCCATTCCACCACCAGGTACAATTCCTTCTTCTAAAGCAGCTTTAGTAGCTTGTAAAGCATCATCAACACGGTCTTTTTTCTCTTTCATTTCTGATTCAGTAAATCCACCTACGTGTACAATTGCTACACCACCAATAAATTTAGCTAAACGTTCTTGTAATTTTTCACGCTCATAAGGAGATTGTGCTTTATCAATTTGTGATTGTAATTCTTCAATACGGTTTGTAATTTTATCTGAATCACCATTACCATCAACAATAGTTGTTTGATCTTTATTTACTGTAATAACACGTGCTTGACCAAACCAGTCCCAACTAAACTTATCAAGCTTCATACCTTTTTCAGCACTAAATACTTGACCACCTGTCATAATAGCAATATCTTCAAGTAACAATTTACGACGGTCTCCAAAATCAGGAGCTTTAATAGCAACTGTTTTCAAAATACCTCTGGCTTTGTTCACAATCAAAGTAGCTAAAGCTTCACCATCAATATCTTCAGCAATAATAACTAAAGGTTTATTTTGATTAGATACTGCTTCTAAAATAGGCAACAATTCTTTTACAGTAGTAAACTTCTTATCAGCAATCAAAATATAAGGATCATTGATAGTAGTACTCATGGTATTGTTATCAGTTACAAAATAAGGTGACTTGTAACCTCTATCAAATTGCATACCTTCTACTGTTTCAAGATATGTTTCTCCATTTTTAGATTCTTCAATAAACACAACACCTTCACGACCTACTTTTTCCATTGCTGTAGCAATCAATTCACCTACTTCAGGATCATTATTTGCTGAGATAGTAGCAATTTGTTTAAGTTGTTCTTCATTTGAGATATCTTCTTTGATATGGTCATGAATATAGTTAATTACTTCTTTAACTGATTTATCAATGCTGCGTTTAATCTCAACAGCGTTCTCACCATGGTTAAGATACTTAAGACCTTGTTTAGCCATTTCACGAGCCAATAAAGTTGAAGTAGTAGTACCATCACCAGCATTATCAGCAGTTTTAATAGCTGCTTGTTTAACTAATTGCACACCCAATTCCTCAATTGGATCTTCTAATGTGATTGACTTAGCTACTGTAACACCATCTTTAGTTGATTGAGGAATACCTCCATTAGCAATAACCACATTGCGTCCATTAGGACCAAGTGTTGCTGTTACAGCATCTGCTAACTTATCGATACCATCCATCATTTTTTTCCTAGCCTCAGGGCCGAATTCTATAATTTTGCTCATATTAATCTTTATTTACTTTTGCTAAAACTTGATTCTCAGGACCCAACCAATATTCTTGACCTTCATATTCCATTTTACTAAAACCCATTGTAGGTAATACTACTGTATCTCCTGCTTTAAGAATAGTTTCTAAAAAGATACCAGTAGCTGAATGATAACCAGGTCCAACTGCTACCACTTCTGCTAGTTTGTTTTTTTCATTCCCTAAATCAGGAACAATAATTCCACCATATGAGGTTTCTTCTGTCTCAACTGGTTTTACAATAATTGCGTTGTATAATGCTTCTAGTGCCATATTAAAAATTAAATTTTTCTGTAAGTGAATTGATTATATTATTATATTCATTAATGTATTCATGTAATGAATCGTATGATTTACTATTTGCTTTGTCCTTAGCGATTGACTTTAAAGCACTTCCTAAATTACTATAATGACCTACAATTTTATTATAATCTTTACCTGAATCGCTATAGCGAGTGTCAGGAGTGATTTTAATATTTACAGTCATACAATTGTCATCCATCGAAATGAAATAAGGTTCCATAACAGGATCATTAATAAAACGGGTGTATTCTTTTTCAGTACTCATATGGTATTAATATAACATTTTTCTTTTAAGACTCCAAACTTTCTTCAATAAGTGGTTTTTCATCTTCAATAACTTCAGTTTCTTCTATTAAGCGGACAAACCAAAACATTCCATCTTTCCTAAATACATTTGTTGTGTTTGTATAACCTTTAAATAAATTAGTATCAATTCCTGTATGTTCAGGAATTAACCTAATAATATGATATAAGTCATCATTAATAGTAATTAGTGGAATACTCATATTATAACTCTTTAGCAATTACATAGTATTCACTTTTAATACTTCCGTTATCAAAAGCAAGTCTCATAATTCCTTCTAAATTAATTCCCATAACACAATTAGCTACATCTTTATTACAATACATGATTTCTTTAATCAAGTTAGAATTATAATGAGCTTTGAATTCATTAGGTAAATTGTTAGTAGTAATATCTGGTAGGTAAAAAGATACTTTATTTGAGTATTCAATATTTCCTCCAAACAACATTTCTAATTGCAAATCACTATCAGCGTTTATAAACGGCTTGAATACAACAGTATCAGTATCGGCGAGTGCAGATTTGGCCTTGATTATAGCGTTTATACTCTCGTTATCTAACGTGGCTTCAATATTGTATACACCATCACCAATATATTCTCCTGCTTTAGGAATAATCATATTATCAGCTAAAGCATAGTTTAGAGTAAATTGATTATCTGCTACAATAAGTTTAGTAATTAGTTTATGCTGTTTTATATAACTTAATTCTAAATAACCATTTGTAATAGCTAACAATTTAAGTAATTGAGATGTATTACTAATAGCTACTTGTGAATCTTCTAATTCAAAGTTATCACATGTTACTGTTCCAATCATTGAATTGTCTGGAGAATTAAATTTAATAGTTAATTTGTTATCTTGAATGTCCCATTTAACTCGTTCATTCATTCCATTCAAATAATACTTTGAAATAATCGAAACTAAATCTGCTTTATTAATCATAACTTATTTATTATATATATTTAAAATTTAAAAAATTTATTAATATT